TCGGCCTCGGTGGTGCGCCAGTAGTTGTACATGCGCTGCGGGTCTTTGGCATCGCGCACAATGCCCGAATAGGTCACCTTTCCCTGTTCGTCAATCTCGTCACCGATGACACGGACAATAGGGATCATCCCCTCGGTCTTAATCTCGGTCCGCTCCAAGATCTCCAACGCGTTGATCTTGTACCACATGCATTTCTTTTCTTCGGACTCGCGCTCTGCCGTGATCTTGATCGTGCCGGACGCGATATCTTCAAGAATGTCGTCCGCCAGCTCATCCTTCCAGCCCTTGTGACCGTTATCGAGCTGCACCAGGTCGCGCATGGTGTGTTCGATGGTGTAGTACTCGGCTAGTCGAACAGAATCTTTGCTGACCCATTCCTTGTAGGTATCTCCCGCACCGGATGGATTGAAACCCACCATCTCGGAATCGGGGTACATTTCCTTGTACACGTCGCTAGGCATCATCTCGGTCACGAAGCCAAACTTGGCATCTTGCCCGGTCGGAATCTGGGCATCCGGGTCCATGTACACCGTAAACTGGTTACGAATGCGACGTATCACGATCTTCTGATCGAAGCTGTCCGGAGACTCGTACTCGGTATCCACGCGCCAGTAACCGAAGCCACACGAAGCGGCTTGCCAGAAGGCCGTGTCATACGCGATATCGGCGCGTGAGTCGCGCTCGATGTGACGGATAACTCCACCAAACATCTTCGCGGCCTTCACGTCCACCTTGTCGCCTACCGGGCTGATGTTGATGGCTGGCCGGTTCTCGCGCTGAGGATTGGTGACCTGATGCACGAAGGTCTTGAGCTTGTTGAATGTCAAGCACGGACGTTTGTCAGTATTGCGTTGTGCAGCAACATCGGCTGGCCACTGATCACCGTTGAGGAACTTGGTGTCTTCCAGCGCCTTCTTGCGGTTATCACCCTCGGCCTGAACACAACGGTCAAACCGCTTCCTGGCCGTGAGCAGGATCTTCTGATCGGGATCGTCGCTATTCCCAAACGTGCCATCTTCCTTCACACCCTTACCGCCCGACTTCTTGCTAGGCGGTAGCTTGTTCATGGCGGTATCGACCGGCGGCAATCCGATCTTCCCATTATCCTTTGGCTTGTTCGGGTCCTGAGCCATGCTTAATCCTCAATGATCCTATTTATCGCGAGTTCAAGGAGCATTCCAGCCAGACGGTGCCTGTCGGGGCATCCTGACCCTACTTGGCAATATCCGCCGCCCTTAAGTTCGATGATCCCGACGAAGGAAGTAATCTCGCCCTTGGCTGATCTATCGACCAGTTTACGAAGGCATTCCGTAGTCTTTTCAACGTAACGATCTTCCAGTGGAAGTATATGAGCAGGCATGTCAGACCCCCATCGTGACCGTACAGGCAGCACTCGTGCCGGTCAGCGCCGTGACGTTGGCTTGGAAGTACTGGTACGTGGTGTTGGTGACCACGGCAGCGTTCTGCGGGGCGGTACCAGAAGCTACAGCTAGCGCGCTTCCGATGTTCGTCCAGTTCACGCCATCGTTCGATCCTTGCAAGGTCACGCTAGCCGATACCGATCCCGTGCCTGTCACGACCGCCTGGAAGGTCTGATACGGCGGGTTGTTTCCATCAGCGGTGGCTTGGATGACTTCCGGCACGATCTGACCTACACCCGTCGTAGTCTGACCACCTTGCTTCGATCCATTTAGGAAATACACGCTCATGTCACTTCTCCGGGGTCTTGACCTGATTGGATGGCATCATGGAACTTTTCAGCAGCTTCTTGGCGCAATTGGCGAAGTTTCTTGCCATTTTCAGCCGAAACTATCATGAAATACTCGTGCCCGCGCTCGTTGTAGCACGAGATACGAAGAGCTTCCTCACCCAGCATGGGAGACCAGAATCGGTATTCCCGTAGGCGGATGGTTATTTCAGACACAGCTTTGCCAGCAGCCTATCGCCAATCGAACCTTGGATAAGGTAGTCGGCGAAGGACCAACCTCGCCAATGCGTCTCGTCGATAACTGGCTGTCTGACTACATCACCCAGCCGGACACGATCAAAATCGATCTCATCACCTTTAGCTGGTCCATCAATGTATCTGACTTTAGTCATCGGAGGCCACATCCAGTGCGGTGACTTCCCTCGGCGAAAGAAGGTAGTTGTCACCCAAGAACCCCGACACGACATAGTGCACGTACTTTCCAACGTGTGGGATAGACAGCACATCGCCCACTTTCAGCGCGTCAGGTATGTCATCTTCGAATCCCTTGCACGGACCGCTAAGGCACTTAATGTGGCTCACCCTAACGCTCCCGAAAGAATCATCAATCCAAATGCGGCCGTCGCCAAACATATGGCAATAGCCCATCCTGCATTTACACTGAATTCAAGCTTCATGTGATCACCGCCACAACGTCGTCCTCGGTCATCACAAGAAGGTCCTCACCGTCCACCTTGACCTCGGTACCAGCCATCTTGCGGAAGATCACACGGTTTCCCTTGACCACGTCGTGTACGTCATGACCGACTTCAAGCACCAAACCTTCTGGCTTGAGCTCGTTACGGTCGTTCGTGTCCTTCTCGATGATAAGCAAGCCCGATGCCGTCTGCTTGATCGGCATGTCTCGCTTGATCACCAGGCGGTTATAGATGGGTTTCAGGTTCATGTAGCAGGCTCCGTAGGAATTCCGTGTTTTCGTCGGACCAGATATCGCCCTTGTGCTTCTGGGCTTCCGCGCCCTGGCCGGTGCTGATGAGCGTTGGGTAGGCGTCGCCGTTAAGGTACGACTCCATCCGGCTCAGGCACAGCGACTCGGCCCGCAGGCGCCTAGGGTCGGTATCGTCGTCCCACAGGCGTGAAGGAAGCTCAGTCAGAATCGATTTAAAGCCGATCCAGCCAATGAATGTCACCATGTCCGTGCGGGCATTATAGGACGACACGTACGACAGGTGGCCGAAGGTCTTGATGGGATTGTCGCTCATGAAGCCATCCAGGATGAGGAAGAAGGGGAATGTGCCGTACCCACTTTGACCTTGGGCCGGTCGTGGCCTAGATCGTAACCCATAGCCATGCAGGCGAACGCTTTGGCGCCGTGGCTAGATGCGTCGTGCAAGGGCAACCTGGTTGAACTTCCATCGGCGTGTTTGCCATACCGGTAGGTGGCCAGACGGTTACGCAGCTCGACCGTACCCTTCTCGTCAAACACGGCCTTGTTGAACACATTGCGCGATGCAGCAATCTGCGTGCCTTCATCGGTAGCCGGGACAATATGTACCTTGCAGCTGGGGAACAACTTGACCAAGACTTCCTCAGCGCTCGTTCCGCTGATGATGTTGTGGTTAGCACCATCGTGGGGCAAGTAGATATGACCGTAGCTATAAGGCTTGTCCTTGAGCTCCTTGCCATAGCTCGCCACCGTGCGGTGATCGTCCTCGATGTAGTCAAGGATACGGTACTCGTAGCCGATCTGCTGCCACAGGACTATCGCCATGGAGTCGCCCCAGCCCAAGTCCCATGCCATGTGGACCGGCTTGGATTCCTCGTAGGGAACGCGGCAGACGCCCCCGCGAGACAGCATCTCGCGCATTTCCTTGGCGTAGATAGCGCCTTCTAGGGCAACGCGGCACTTCCCCTCCCAGATCGTCAGGTAGCCATCAGGATCACGCAGCTCACAGGCGGCGCGCTCATCCTCAAGCACCCGGTTGAACCACGGGTTATCGCGCCAGTTGATTTCGACCGTCACGCAGTTGTCTGGCCTGTTGATCACGAAGCGCTGATACACCTCGTCTGTATCGAGCTCCGTATTGAAGCTTATCCATATCTCCGACCCGTCCTTGCGGATCGTCGGCGTTAGGATATCCAGAGACTTCTTGGACAGATTGCGCCCTTCCTCGATCCAGCAGCGGTCATAACCTTCGAACGACTTCAGGTCTTCCGGGTTGATGCGAAGACCGCTGAACGAGAAGATCGAGCCGTTGAATCGGTGCTTGATGACCGTGTTCTGCACCTCGTAGGCGACGGACAGCCCCAAGGCGTTGATGCGGTCCTTCAGCAGCTGGTGGACAGACTCCTTGATGGAGTCCATATGCTCGCGGGCGCACAGGTTGCGGTATTCACGCTGATGAGAGGTCACCAGAAGCGCGTCAGCGAATCCCCACGACTTAGCGGCTCCTCGGCCACCGTAGGCCACCTTGTAGCGGCTAGGCTCGTACAGAAAGCCTAGCTTCTCAGGCACCTCAATGTTCAGGCTTGACATGCGTGATGGTCACGGAATGGGGAATGTCGCCACCATTGGGGCCAGTCACCTCGGTACGAGACAGCTTTGGCGCGGCGTACTCCGCTAGCTTGGACATGATGTCTAGGGCCTTGCCAGGGTTATCTAGGGCAACGGCTTCGAGCCACTTAGCAACATTGTCCTTGTTCCCATCCAGTAGCTTCTGAACAGTCTCCCTGAACTCAACGGTCAGCTTACTGGGGCCAGGAGGACGGCCCTTCGCATTGCCTGATTGGCCCTTTACGAATGCCATTGATTCTCACTTGTTAGAACAATGTTGGTAACCCGCAACGGGAAAATGGGCCAGGCGGTCAGTTCACGCCCAGCCCACCATAATTACTTCAACCAGCCCTTGGGCGGATTGCGATCCAAGGTGTGATGGTCCATCGGGGCGCTATCGGGAATCTTGATCTTGCCGCCGTTCGGTCGGCTACCCGAGCCTACGTCAACGCGCATCGGCGATGACTTGCCTTTGTCGCCCATGTGAGCCTTCTTCTTTTGCATGACCTATCCTCGCGAGACGGTGTGTGTAGTGGGCCAAGCGTAGCAAGCCGGCCCACGAGGTGCAATGGTGATCAAGCAGGAGGGTTTGCCGGCGTGGTAGCTGCCGTGAGCGCGGCTGTGTTGGCCGTAATGGTTGCCGTGTTGGCTTCCAGGGTCTGCGCAGCCGCTTCCACAGCCGCATCGCTGTCACCGTTAGTCAGGGCGGCCGTAGCAGCTGTGGTCGCAGCGGTATTGGCCTCCACGGCAGTGGTATTGGCCGTAATGGCGTTCTGAAGGTCGATAAGTCCAGACATGAGTGTCTCCAAAGGGTTAGGTTTGTGTTTGCGACGGAAAATCATCACAGGCCAAGCTCGCGTTCCAAGCGAAGGTCTTCGCGGCGCTTGTCCTGCTCGTTGCGAAGTTCGACGTTGGCGCGGATGTTCTGCCAGGCGAACTTAGCCACGGTCTTGTAAGCATCGGTCAGTTCGAACTCGATGGGATCGTTCTCGCCGTGATCGTGAATTTGGGTATTCATAGGTGGCGTCAGCCTCATGGTGTGTAGGAACGTAAGGGGGAATGCTTTTTCACCATGTCCGCCAGATCGCTTCACAACGGGCTTGTCTGGACTCTCACACAGACACTCACGCGGAATAGGTCTGACGCCATGGTTGATTTTTACGCTCATCAAAACGGAAGTTCAAGGTTTTCTTCATCAAACATCGATTGTTCATCACACAGGACAATCTTTACCTGCTTACCCGCATATTGGTCAGGCAATGCAGTGAAAGGAAGAAAGGCTTTCACGCTACTTGCGGTTGAAACGTCAATCAGAATCTCATTCATTTCACCCTCCTATAGTTGTTGATCTTAGATAGCTCGATTGGTGTAGGGGTTGAGAGAGACGTAAGCATCCAAAGCCATCAAACGCGGCTTTACTTACGTCTCGGATAGCTCGACCGGAGCCGGGGCATCGATAGACGGTATGCATCTCTGTTCGAGGCGTGCCCTATGCTTACTACGGGGCACCGCACTGTTTCAGCCTCGTCCCACGTTCATGCGCTTACAAGCCAAACGACGCCGTTACCCGAGCGTTTGCCAGGATCAGCGTTAGGGGATTTGCTTTGCACCTTATTGGTGCGTTAGGATTGGTTTGCACCGCAATGGTGCATGTTCAATCCAGCTACTAGTCCTAGCTGACACGCCGGAACCTTTGTGGGGTTGCCGGCGTTTTCTTTTTTACTCTTACACGAATTTCACTGCAATAGTTTCATTTGAAACTAATCACCGTACCACCAAAGTCTGGCGAGACGCATGCGCTTTTCTTTAAGCCAGTCAAACATGCGAAACCTATCGTTGATCTCGTTAGCCCTACGCTCCCACTTATCTTCGATCACGGGTATCGGTGTTTCCAGGGCAACAGCCCTATCGATTCGCTCCCTCAGCTTTTGCGCTGATTCGGCTCTGCATTTCATGCCTGTATGCTTGGATTCCACGTATTCGAGCCAAGCCTCTACCATATTTGGTCCCTGCCCCATCCATTCCGATGTGTAGCACCACCAGTAACCGCTGGCCACCTTCCTTATTCTTGGCTTGTCATTCATCTTTCGGTCTCTCCGGTAATTTCGGCAACGGCCTCCACAGCGCGATCCAGTCATCAGGGACAGGTCGGCTATTCACGTACCACTTGTAGCCGTTCCAGACAGCGAGGCATTCAGTCCAGTACACGGCGTCGATAGCCAGGACTTTGGCGTGTTCTTTGGGGTGGCCGGTGTGCCAGCCTTCGGGTGTCATGTCAATTTGCTACTAAAAGTAGGCTGGATTAGTAGGTTCATGTGATTTCAATCCTCACCCCATAGGAGCCTCTAGGACAGCGTTCCTGTGCGTATCGCCACTCTATGCCAGGATGGTTGTCCGCGACGCCCAGAGCGTCTGCTACGCCGTCCCTCGTTCCTTTCTGCGATCCTACGAGGTTGTCGAAGTCCAGCGTGCCAGCGGAAAGGCGCGTCAGCGTCACAATGCATGGCAACGCTCGACGTGGGAACATGCACTTTACCCACAGGCATGCCGCATTTCGCTCCTTCTTGACCCTGGAAGCACGGACAAAATGATGCTCCCGTGCATTCATTCCCCCTACCGTCTTGATCTGTAGGACGCCGTTCATGGATTCAGCCCATACAACCATAATGGCCTAGCTTTTCCAGGCTTGACCTTGCCGACGATCGATATGGCGCGCAGGGAGAAGAGGTAATGCAGGCCATCCTCGATTGATCGCATGCTCAAGCTCAAGCAGCGCATCAGCTGATGGCCAGTCATTGCGCCAAGCTCCAACGCCTTCAGGATGCGCTTCCAGACGGGGTCGGGTCTCATTTCGTCAGCATCCTTTCTGATGCCAGCACGAGAAGGGCTGGAAGCCACATGTCGTAATACAGGCACAGGATAATTAGGGCTAGAGGGAAAAGTTTCACTTAGGCCACCTGTTCAGTTCCATCAGCTTGTTGTGGGTTTCGACAATGGCTCGATCCATGGCGGATCGTCGCTGATCTTGATCAAGATGCTTGCCGTTATCGAGCTCGTGATGACACGTTGGGCAGAGCGCAGCAGTGTTCCACGGTTTAGACTTTTGCCCCAAGCCTCGCCCCTCGTTACGGTGAGCTACCTGGACTCCATAGGAATGACAAAGAACACAGGATTCCAGCGAAGCCACGGCAGCGAACCATTGGCGTTCCAGGGCACTACTCATTGGATCAACTCCACATCATTCTCCCAACACCAAGCATGAGCGAAGGTCAGTAAATCGGCCATCTGTCCAACCTTCATGTTCCGAGTCTGGATGCCTAGCATCACCACGGACGATCCGTCTAGGCTGGGCACGACCTCGCACTGCACGCCACCCTCTGTACGGCTCCACGCGTCCACCAGCAGCCGCTTCCATGCCTCCACGTCACGTTCCTTTCCGGCCCACTGCCGCTGCTTGGATATCTCCCCGCAGATGGCGTGTAGCATGTCGTTCTGCTCAAGGGAGCGCTTGCTCACCGATTCATCAAGACGGATACGAATTTTCCGGTTGGAACGGATCATAGTCGCGACTTCCTCGATCACGAGGTGCATGACGGATTCGGCCTTCTTAGGATCGTCCTTGGGTAGGAAGTAGGTTCGGATCGTCATTTCGGTGACTCCGGTAGTGGCATCCAGTGAGTGGGCATCGGATCATCTTCCGAGCAACCAATCCACGTGCCTTCAAACCATTGGCAAGATTGGATATCCCCATAAACGACAAAAACTAG